TTACAAGCTCTCTAACTCCTTTTCAAGTTCATTAATTTTTTTATCTAATCGATCTGAGTACTCATCAATTATCTCCATTATTGGAAATACCGAATCATCAAAATAAGAATCTTTGCACATTGAAGCCGTATTGGTGGTCCCAAAGCAAACAACCGTAGTCTTATTTGTCGTTTCGTTGTTCTTGTACCAGGTTACTTTACTTTTTAATTCCTTTAACCGTTTGATTTTTGCGACTAACTGATTTGCATGGCTTAATAGTTTTTCATCCATTTAATTAATGTTTAATCATTGTTTAAAATGCAGGATTTGCAATCCCAAATTTGACTGTGAACCTGGACACGACCTTACTCACCAACTTAATTGTTGTGAGCTGCTCATAACTGGTCACCTCGATGTAGTAAACCAAAAATGTTTTATTGAGCTCTCTTACAAAAACAGATCGCTCGCCCGGGCTTTTCAATAATGTGAAAAATGCATTGTACCTGGTCCACCATTCGGTCTCGCTCGAAGCCGATAGAATAAAGCTCAGTTCAGCCTCTTTGGATTCATACTTTGGAACGGTCAAATCTATCTCGAGGCCATTCTGCTCAGGCCAGTTATTACTCAGCGATGCCTTACGCTTAGGTGGCCGCATCAAATCGTCATAGCTCCCCTGTAGAAGGAATGCACCGTAAGTTGTCCAGATATCGAGCGTGTCAATTGTTACCTCTCCTGTCATAGCTATTTTACTTTTAGTCCGTCCAATTCAATGCGAGAGAGCCGGCTGTCGATACTTCCAAGCGTCTTACTCATTACGTCTGTATTGTCAGCAGTTCGGAGTTGATACTCGAGGCTTTTCTGGAGCATCGTCATGCTCGTAGTTCCGCTCTCTATGATCCTGGCTATATTGATCCGGATTGCTGAAATATTCCCGGTAAGCGCCGATCCTGTTTGTTCAGTCAAACGCTGGATATCGCCAGTCATGCCAGTGGCCGATGCTGCCGCTGTATCTTTTCCGAAAATATCAAATCCGTCAGCTGCTCCGGCTTGCTTGGCATCCGTCAGCGCCTTATTAAACTGGTCAGTTAACGCTCCTCTTTGATCAAAGAATACCTTAAGGTCATCCTGCCAATTTTCATCTCCCCCGGTTGCATAGCTGTCTGTCATCCCTTTTTCAAGCTGAGCAAATGCGCCGGCAAAAACCTTATTGAATATCATATTGCTCAGGATATTCTCAAGCACTTTATTTACAGAGTCGCCAAAAGCCACTGAAGCGTCGGTACCATCTTTGAAAGCTGTTACCAGGGCATTGCGTAAATCATCGCCCAGGGATCCGGTAAGGTCTGTGATAACTGATTTTAACTGCTCTGTTGCTTTGGCAGCCGCATCTTTCCAGTCAATTAAATTTTGAAGTGTAACCTTTGTTGCATCAGTTACTTTGTTATTTGCGATCAGGGTTTTTGCAAGGTCAGCGTTAAACTCACCATTCGCTTTGATCAAATCAGGGTAAGTCTCGAGAAGCGGCGCAACAATATCCTTTTTCTTTTTCGCAAATAATCCGGTAAGCGCTCCAACCACTGAGCCGATAACAGCCCCGACAGCTGCTGCCGGAATACTCAAAACGCCGCCTCCTAATATGGCACCAATTCCAGCTCCAGCTGCTGCACCTGCTCCAATGCCTCCAAGTACATTGCCACCCGAGACAACATTCTTCTTTCCGGTGATAGCCTCTGCTGTTGAGAACTTCTTTAATTCTTCCTTGTACTTCGATTGTGCATCGTTATAAGCAGCTGTGCTATCCTTTAACGAACCCTCATAATCCTTCAGAAAAATTGATCCATTGACATCTGAATTGATCAGAAGCTGCTCGTTAAGCAGTAAGTTATATTGTTGCTGCTGTGAAATGATCGAGGCGTAATATTCATCCATCACCCTTTTGCGCTCAGCAGCTGCACCGGCAACGATTCCGATTAGTTGGGTTGCTCCGGAGACTGCTGCACTGACCGCATCACCTTTCGACATACCACCCTTACTGAACGCACCGGCCTTTACCAGATTACCGACTTGACCGGCAATTTTTGAAACCCCAGTTAACATGTCTGCCAACCCCGAATTGGAATCACCAATCGCCTGCGACAACAAACCTGCTGCATCGGCTACCTCGTAATAGACATTAGCAAGCTCCTGCGCATCTTTTTTTTGAACCTTACCCGCCTTGCCTAATTTATCGGCCTGTTTTATCCTGGCTTCATTCCCTTTTTTAAGCTTGTCAATCTCAAGATCAGTATCTCTTAATTTAAGCTTTTCAAGATCAATTCCGCCTGCTTTCGCCATATCATATATAGCTGAAATGGGCGATGAAGCCCCTTTTGAATCAATTGTTTGTTTTTTGGCAATCATCAATTGCATGTCCACAATCGATTCACGCAGTTTTTTCTCCGACTCGAGCATTACAAGTTTCTTAGCCAATGCTGCAAACTCGGCACTATTAGCGTCTGCGACTAAATCCATTTGATCTTTAGTTGCCTTGATGCGGTTATCCAGGCCTTCAGCATCCTTCAATTTCTTATCGGCATTATCCTCACCGGCCAGTAGGGTATGTGTCATAGATCTCACCCTGGTTGTATTCTCCATTGCCGAATCCTGTGCCTCTTTCAGTTTCACATAGCTGTCGACAATCCGGCTGGTCATTTCGTCGGTCATGTTTCCAACGCCACGCAGGATAGCGGCATCGGCCTTTACTTTATCATCCACCTGCAATGATGGAGTTAGTTTTTTAATCTTATCAGCCGTGTATTGTGCACCAATGCTTTGGTTCTGACCGACCTGACTATTCAGTGTTGATTCTAACCCTTTTAATTGATTTAAATCTTTATTGTATTGCTCAGCCCGCGCTTTCCCTTCGCTGTCGATATCTTTAATGGCGTTCATCAATACATCTTTCGAAAGCTTAGTTCTGTCCTGACCAATCAATAACGCGGCGTCAAATTCATCCTGTGCTATTTTGGTTCGCCTCGCTGCGAGATCTTCCTCAAGGGATATCCGCTCCTGGCCTGCCGATATGCGTTCGTCTTTTGATAATTGTTTGTTTCTGAGTTTATCTTCAAGTTCAAGTGCCTTTGCGTTACTGTCCGCTTCGGTGATATCTAACGACCAGGTTGCCTCCTTTACCTTATCCATTATCTCGGCATACTTACTACCTGTTCGTATCGCACGATCCATATTTGCAAAGAAGTCCGTCCAGTCGCCACTTGCCAGGGTTTTCCAAAAGAAGTCAAGCCCACTCTTTGCCCCGGCAATACCAACCTCAAACTGATCTGAAGTACTTCTGGTTGATGCTACAACAGAATTGAAAACAGTTAAAACAGTCCCAACAGACGCAAGCCCTATTGCCCAATTCTTCAGCGACTCAACTAAACCCTCATTCGATTGTTTTTCTTCACCATTCATCTCAAGCTGTTCGCGCTGGAGTCCTATTAGGGTGGCCTGCTCTTCGGCAAGTGCCTGCCTGGCTCCTTTGAGGTCTCCCAATATTTCGGTCAAACCCGCGCCGGGAGCCTCGTTTTTAGCAGCAGTCTTCAGTGCTCTAATGTCGCCGGTAATTTCACGGATCAACTGGCGTTGTCCCGCAATGGCGTCCTTAATCGCTGCTGACGATCGCTTAAGTCCCGTCTCCACTTCCTTGAAAGATCCGGCTGTTTTCTTTACGCCCGAGTCTACATCAGCAAGTGCCTTCCGCGATTCTTCCAACTCCTTAGCGATATTTTGCCTTAGCAGTATCTCAATTTTGACCGGATCAAGGTTTGACATTGTTAGCTCCTATATATTCAAGGAATTCCTCCTCGGTTGTTTTTTTCTTCGTTTTCACATATCGCGGCTGATCGGCCAGCATCAGTTGTATGGTCTGCCAGTTGACCTGCCACATAATTTTTGTCATGCTCCAGCCATGCGTTGCCTGGATAACCTGAAGCAATATTCCAAAGGGGCTATGGCTGCCTACATAGTGGCCTTTTGACTCCCCTTTACCACCGGACTCATCTTCCTCGTCACGTCCATCGTTCCGAGCAATCTGATAGTATTCGTAAAATCCTCGACCCGGCTTAGCGTTACCAGCTTGTAGGCTGCCTCTACTAATATTGTCGGGTGAGCTCTCCAGCGTAGAATATATCCCAGGACCGGTGCGAATAATCCGGAGAACCATCCGCGAAGCGAGCCGTAAGCAACGATGCGTGCAACTGTTTTGCCATGTTGCTGCATCAGCTTCATGTCCTCCTCGAGGGAGTTTGACTTAATGGCTTCGGCAGTGATTTCCATCGATAGCCAGGCGCGGCTGATCCGGACCATTGTTCCCCAGCAGGGACGGCGGATCGTGAGCCTGACCTGTTTTTTACCGAACCACCTAAATAACCTGGGCGCGGTCATCGGAATGCTCACGCCCAGGTCTAACAAAATATTGGCAGCTTCGCGTTGCGCCTCAAAATCTTTTGAATGATCCATTATACTTCGCGGGCGATGGTATAAGGCATATCCGTTTCAAGATCCGGAAGCTCGATCGTAAGCTCAACATCAATATTCGAAACTGCTTTTCGCGAAAGATCCCAATTAAAAGTTGCATCAAGCATCGATTTTGGTGCCGTAATCTTCAGACCTGATTCAGTGATTAATTCAAATGATCCGTGAATGTTGGCATCCACCCTGGGGGCTGCATAACTCTTGCTTGGAGCCGTACCAGTTGCGGTACCACCAAAGAGCTTAACCAAAATGTCGGCATCAATCTCCATCAGGGAGAATGCTACTTTTTTGATACCTGCTTTTTCCTTGATTGTAAGGGCAGGATAATCGGGGTTTTGGGCTGCATAGAAACTATTAAGTGTGGCTTTATCGCCATTCCACTTAACTGTACCTTCAGCAATTTTACCAAGACTTTCGAGGGTTGAACCTCCAGTAGCCTTAAACTTGAACGATTTTAATCCGTATTCAATACCCATGACTATAATTTTTTAGAAGATTTCTTAATTTTTTCGATTTCCCCGGATAGGTTTCGTATCCTGGCATGAAGTTTAGCATCAACCTCGTTAAAATGAACTTGGCGATCCGGAGACTGCCAGCACTCATTCAGGTGAGGATATTTAGCGAAAAAGGCTTGTGAGTCCATTGAGACTAAATTTAGATTTGACAATGAAAACAACCAGGACAACAGTGCCCAGGCCTGCGGCGATTTTGCCGATAGTGATCCAAAGTTTCTGCAACCAGGTGAGTTCATTTACCTTCACCTCTACAGGCACTTTTACAGCCACTTCGCGGTAAACGATCGAGTCTCTTACTGTTGCAAAGCTGATAGGAGGAGCGGTTGCAAAATTATAACTGAGCAATCCGGCGTTATAGGAAAAACGGCTTTTGACGTTCTGGCTTTTCTGTTCATCAAGTGATTTCATGATCACCTGGTTCAGACTGTCGCACTCAAACAATGCTGTAATATTGGCCGAATCAGCAGGAGCTGCAACAGGCACCAGGCGCTCAACGATCTTCTCGCGATATTGAAGCGGAACTTCCTTAATCGGGAGTTTTGCGGTTTTGCATGATCCAAAACAAAGACCAATCAGCAATACGATAATACTAAGCTTTCTCATTCCTTAATTCATTAATTTTATCATTCAAATCCACTCCCGTTGTCTCTTCAACACGCTTGGCGAAGAAACTTTTCATTATTCCAAATATCTTCCCGCCAAACAAATCATCCATATTTTCTGAGGCAGACCAGGCATAGAAGCCGGAGATCAGCCATGCAGCAATATTATAACTCGCGGCAACAGACTGATTCATCTCTTTATCCATAGCATAGAGTAGGGCTACAAGAAAAGTGGCGCCAATTGCGCGTCCAACAGCCGTGAACGCTTTTGTCATTGAAAACTTTTCTTTCCGCTTCAGCATCGATGCCAGGACACCTGTTATCAAATCGAAAGCCAGGGCTGCCCACATCACGTGTACTGCTCCCTGAATCTGTGCGAAGTAACCGATCACCGCAAAGAAGATTGCGCAAATCGTGTTATAGAAATGATTGTATAGCCATTCCATTACATGATAGATTTAAAAGCTTCAGGAACAAATTGGCGCAGCTTCTGCTGAACTTCCGATACGGTTATTTGCTGATCGTGATTGAGGTCATACAGCGGATTCGCACACGCAATTTTCTGAGCGCTGAGCGTCTGGGCGGATAAGATCCAGTCGGGATGTTTGCCAATTGCAGCAGGGAAGAAAACAGCAAAATAGAGATCAGCAAGGTTTAGCATCCTCCCGGAGTAACATGCCAGGTATTTGTAAACCCAATCAAGCTGCTCAACATTGGTCATGTTTTTCAAAGCGTCAGTAGTAGTGCCAAGTCCCCTCGCCGTTGAAGGCATAAACTGAATAAGACCCGTGGCACCAATCGAATTCTGAATCTTTGAATCAATCTTGCCATACCTGGGCGCAGCGGTTTCAATGAAAAACACAACCATGAGCCAGGAGGGGTTAATATTGAGTTTCCCGGCAATCTGTTGCAGTTTGGCTTTAAAGGCCTCCTTGTTTTCAAATATCAAATCCTCGTAAGCTAACATGGTTGTATCTTTTTAGTAGTTAAACAACCCCGAAAGTGTTTTTCAAACCCCTTCGGTGGCTGCCTTAATTAATTATATCAACTATGCAGAAGCGTCCTGGACAATGGCCAACAATCCTTCTACACCACTTCGCATTGGCCGGCCACCGGCACGTACCAGGAAGGAATAGATATCGGCATAGTAAGTCGGAGATTTGACCTCTTCGAACATTTCGGTTTGACCAAGTGCGCGGCATACCGAGTTTTCGTGCCATGCGATAGCAGCGGCATTATCGGTGGCAGCTGCGGCAACCGTCCAAAGCTTAGGAGCTACGGCGGTGGTATACAGACCGGCCTTCGAACGCATCATGATATTGAACGTGTAAAGCTTACCCAATACACCATTTTTGGTGTCCACAAGCGAATGGAAAGCCATTGCTTCCTGCGTAGTAAGGCTATCCAAAAGCTGACCATACATTTCCGCGTCTATCAACAACCAGCGATTTTCCTGCGGAATATCCTGCGCATTAAATTTATTCATCGCATTTTTAACATCAGTCTTGGTAAATAATTTACGGTTACCGGTTGCTGATAAGGTATGCGCTCCTACTGCTGCTCCTGTAGTTCTGATAGAATTCGCTACAGCCGGTGACCAGTTAAATAACATGTCAGTCGAAACACTTTCAATCAACTTTGCTTTATCCAGCTTGATGATAGATTCACGCTTATTGTATGAAAGTTCCACCTGATCAGCATAAGGGATCTTGATCGGATCGGTTGTAAATTCATCCAGGTTAAAAGTCAAATCAGGATCAACACGAGCAGTTACAGTTGCCGGAAAAGAAGTCCGGTTCTTGGTAACACTGGAGCCTGCTCCGGCGTTGGGGATGTGAACGGTTTTTCCGGCATTCACAAACTCATCGGCATTAAACGCCTTGCTTAAAAAGCTGTTATCGGCAAATAAGCCTTCAACAATAGAGTTCATCCAGATTTCTTTCTGGACAGCCATGCCAAGCGATCCGGCAGGAACAAGCGGTAAAAGGCTGAGAAGGGATCCGGTTCCCATAACCGCGAATGTATTTAAACCGGTGGCTGCCGAAACAGCTGTGGCAAAAAACACATTAAACATGAGCGCAAAGAGCGCCACAAAAACTTTTGATCTCATAATAGAGTAAAATAAAAAGGGTTAATAATTACACTTGTGCTTCGCAGCCAAAACGGACTTTGAACTTCTCTTTATAGAGGTCGACGTACTTATCTTTCAACAGTACCAATTTCCCCTCTTTGTCGAGCGCATCCCAATCCTTCTTCTGAAGGTCGGCAAGTTCAGTAGCATTACTGCCACCTGTGGCGGTCTCGATTCTTCCGGTAACACTCTGCCTTGCAGGGATACTTTCCAAAGTCACTTTAGCCGAGGCGAAATCAAGATCGAACAATTTAATCATGCCGTCTTTGGCTGTTGCATTCAGACGGCCATCCTTAACGGCAGCATCAATCAGTTCAACAGATTCGGCTTTTTGTTTCGCCTTAGCTGTAGAGTTTAGTTCGTCAACACGACCCGCGAGAGTCACATTTTCGGTTTTCAGGCGGTCACGATCCGAAATGATCGTGCGCAGTGCGGCAGTTACCTCTTCTGGGGTAGCATTATCCGCGAGTTGTAACATTTTTTTAAATGGCATATATTGAAAATTATTTGTATCAACCAGCTTTATCACCGTGCCGGCATCGGTCAAATCAATCGTATTGCCTTCAGCGTCATAAAACGCCAGGGCGTTATGGTTGCCACCAATCGTGACAATAGAGGCTTCACGCACTTTCCATTTTGTTACGGTAGGGAGCGTTTGTCCGGGCAGTTTCAAAAGGGGATCATCACTCACCTCTTCAGGTGGCCATGCGCCTATACTGGCCATGCGAATAAAATCGCGTTCAACCTTTCCGGCTACGTCAGCGCCCTGGGGATCCTTCATGTCAAAAACAGGATCAGCAAGGATTTTACCAGCCTCAATGCGGATGTTTTCCCAACGGCCAATCGGTAATGACCAATCACCATGCATAAGCAGCATAACCGGGTTCTTTCTGAACTCAGTCAGGTCAGCCCCGGAGGTGAGCATCCGGAAGCCATAAGTGTTAACCGTTTCGTCATGTAGAACAAATGATTTTTTCATTACCTGAATATGTTTTTCATTGCCAAAAAATTGAGTTGTTTATGAAACTCGAAAGGCGAATTAAACACCTCGTTTCTTAATAGACAAGTAATTCTGCAATGTTTGCATTGATCGCTGCAAGAGTTGCAGTGATCTTATCAACTGTTACATCAGATAATTAGCTTCGCTGAAAATAAGAGAGGTATGGCAACGAAAAAAGAGATGCAGGACAAGCGCGATCACGCGAAACTGCTGTTCATCCATGAGCAGCTGAACCAAAAGGAAATCGCAGCAAGGATAAAAGTTTCGGAGGTGACAATCAGTAAATGGGCGAACGCCGACAGCTGGGATGGTCTCCGGGTTTCGATTACCATTACCAAAGAGGAGCAGCTTAAAAACCTCTACCGGCAACTGGCCGAAATGAATAAAGTGATTGCCGAGCGTGACGAGAAGAAATACGCTTCATCCTCAGAAGCCGATGCGATCAGTAAGCTGGCTACAGCGATCGACAAAATGGAAAGTGATGTTGGAATAGCCGATATTGTTTCTGTGGCTAAAAAGTTTCTGACCTGGTTGCGTAAGTTCGACCTGGTGAAAGCCCAGGATATGACGCCACTATTTGATGCCTTTGTTAAAGACAATTTACGATAATGGCAAAAAGGCTAAAAATAGACGACAGGCACGCGCTGATTGACTGGGATGAATTTGTACAAAACATTGCCAGGCAAACGTCAGTTGATACATCGCTAAGCCATTCCGAAAGGGAGGCCAAGCGTAAGCAGCTCGAACGGGATCCCATTTTGTGGATGCTTGAAATGTTCCCCAATTATGCCAAATATCCGTTCGCGTCTTTTCATAAAAAGGCGATCAAACGAATCATCGAGCATGATGATTGGTATGAGGTATTATCCTGGTCACGCGAGTTGTCAAAATCAACCATCGTAATGATGATTATTCTTTACCTGGTCCTGACCGGGAAGAAAAAGAACATCATACTTGTTTCCGATTCGAAGGATAATGCAGTCAGACTCCTTAACCCATACCGTGCCAACCTTGAAGCAAACCAGCGAATCAAATTTTATTATGGCGATCAGCAAGGCATACCCTGGAAGGAGAACGAATTTATCACGCGCGGTGGTGCAGCCTTTCGCGGTTTAGGCGCAGGCCAGTCGCCACGTGGATCGCGTAACGAGCAGATCCGTCCCGATACTTTGCTAATGGATGACTTCGATACGGATGAGGATTGCCGAAACCCGGATATCATCAATAATAAATGGAACTGGTTTGAGCAGGCGCTTTATTTTACACGGTCAATATCCGAGCCTCTTTTAACTATCTGGTGTGGTAACATTATCGCGAAGGATTGCTGCATCACGCGTGCCGGCACAAAGGCCGGAGAACTTGCCAAAAGAGCAAAACCGCTTGGTAATTGGGATGTCATAAATCTCCGAATGGTGAATATCAATAAACCGGATCCGAAAAACGACTTTTTAAGTGGAAAATCGGTTTGGCCGGAGAAAAACACGGAGGAGAAGATAGACACGGTTCAGGCTCAGGTATCATCACTATCGGTTCAAAAGGAGTGCTATAATAATCCGGTTTCTATAGGCGAGATTTTTAAAGAGATGGTTTGGGGTAGAATACCTCCACTGAATAGATTTAAATTTCTCATTGCCTACGGTGACCCGGCGCCAAGTAATTCAACGAATGGTAAAGGGTCGTATAAGTCGCTTTTTCTTATCGGACGCTGTGAAGGCAAATCATATGTTGTCACCGGATTTCTTGATCATGTTGTAAATAGTGAGTATGTAAATTGGTATTATCACCTGAAGGATTTTGTTGGGGATAAAACACAGATTTATAATTTCATCGAGAATAACTCACTTCAAAATCCTTTTTACGAACAAGTTTTTATTCCGCTGTTTGTCGCAGCCGGCAAAGAAAAAGGAACCACGATTGGAATCACTCCCGATACCAGGAGTAAGACTGACAAGTTTTCGAGAATTGAAGGGAATCTGGAACCAATGAACCGAATGGGCAACCTGATTTTAAATGAGGCCGAAAAATCAAATCCTCATATGGTTAAACTGGAAGATCAATTTAAGATGGTCAATCCAAAACTGAGCGCCCCCGCCGATGGACCCGACTGTATCGAGGGAGGTATATGGATCATTAATGAAAAGATGTCGCAGCTCGACGCCGGCAGTTATACTGTTGGAGTAAAAAAAGTCAATTCTAAACGTTTTTAAATAGCTTTTAATCATGACCCGATTTCAAACATTAGTTCTCAGGTTCCGGATGCGTCCGGGAGCGCTTAACCGTGCAAAGCGTAAAGCTGACAGGCTGCACAAAAAAACAGGCAACCGCTTCCGGGTTTTCTTTTTCGGCAGCAGGTACCATGTATGGACACGCGATGAAATTCGCGATCGCAAAAAGTCCGGACTGTTTAAGTTCGGTTTAAAGGCCGGTAAAGATTTCGATACAATCGCATTTTATGACACCAACTCATCATGTATTTAACCAACGACGAAATAAAGACACACCTCTACACGGATAATGTAGACGTGATTACGCGTGGTGATGATACAATTGTTACCGCTGCTGTCGATGCTGCTGTGAGTGAGGCAAAGGGCTACCTGAGCGCCTTCGACCGTGATGCGATATTCGGAGCCTTGGCTGAAGCCAGAAATGCACTGCTTTTAACTTTCGTGAAAGATATTGCATCCTGGCATTTATTGAATTTGTGCAATGCCGGCAGCGATATGAAACTGCGGCAGGATCGGTACGACCGGGCAATTGAATGGCTCAAAGCCGTGCAAAAAGGAAACGTATCACCCGATCTGCCGGTGATTAAAGCTGCTGACGGTACAACTCCAGCCCAAGGAATAACTTTTGGCAGTAACGACAAACGCGAATCGCATTTTTAATTTTTTATCATGGCAACTAAAAAGAAAAAAACCGTACGGGCGAGCCTAAGTGTTCGCCCAAATGCTCCCAATCAAAAGCTTGTACTTAACCAAATTGTTATCCGTCCGCAAACCCGACAGAAAAGCAGTGTGGGCGATTGGCGCACTGGTCTCCAGGCAGCAGATATGGGAAGGGTTAAAAAACTCTTCGATCTTTTGGAGGATCTATTAATAGATGGTGTACTGAGCGATGCCGTTGATAAACGAATCAGCGCAGTGACGAACTCTGAACTTAGCTTTCAGGATATTGACGGGTCCGAGGTTGAAGAGATCAGTACACTGATGGATTCTCCGGCATGGGAGGAACTATTGACCGCCATTATGCAGGTAAGATTTTGGGGAAGGGCAGGAATTGAGTTTGATTTTACAAACGGATTCGACGCAAAGCCAATACCTCCCAAGCATATCAAGCTCGACACAAAACAGATTTTACTGAACGAGTACGATGACAGTGGCGTTTCGTATGAAGGTGATGATCATATACTCGTTTTAGGGAAGCCGCGCGATTTTGGTTTATTACTCAAGGCCGCTCCATTTGCTATTTACAAGCGTGGTGCCTATGGTGACTACGCTCAGTGGCTCGAAATATTCGGTATGCCGCAGCGCGTAGGTAAATACTCAAGCTACGATCCCGAAAGCCGTAAACTGCTCGAGCAGGCTTTTGAGAAGTCCGGATCTGCGCCTTGGCTAGTTATTCCCAAAGAGAGCGAGGTTGAAACAACCTCTACGTCCGGACAAACCGGTGGCTCTCCTTACGACGAGTTCCGGAAGGCCTGTAACGAAGAGATGTTGATCACTGTTCTTGGACAAACGATGACAACTGTCCAGGGAGATAAAGGCGCACGTTCCCTGGGCGAAGTCCATAAAGAGGTCGAGGAAGGAAAGAACCGCGCTGATATGCGGTTTGTACAGCGCGTTCTGAATCATTTCGTTTTGCCAATATTCGAGAAACGCGGATTCCCGGTCACTGGTGGTAAGTTCATCTTTCCCAAAGCAGCTGAAGCGCTCAGCGTTGACGAGATCGTTAGTCTTGCCAGCATTATGGACATCCCTGTCAGTTACCTTCAGGACAAATACAGTATCCCGGCACCAATCGATGGTGAAGCCGTAGCCGGTGCGAAACCGTCTGATCCGAAGAAACCCGGCGCCACAGATCCCAACACAGAGGATGATCCCGGTGTAGAGACGGAAGTTATTGCGTCTAAAACCGCGAAGCCAAAACCCGTCCCGAAGGATAAACCAGTCAAAAACGGTGACTTTGGTTTGATAAGGAGGCTCTATGATTTTTTCGTCCAGGCCCCGGCAGTGATGACCGGGGCATCAACTGGCGATCTCCTCACGCTGAATGATGGCGACATTAACGACAGAATTATTAAACAGGTTGCCGGCAATGGTGGCCTGTTTAATCCGGAGTTGTTCCGCTTTCTTGCAGATGATCTGATCACAGCACTCGATCACCGGCCTACGCAGCTGGCCGATCTTGGTTTTGTTTACAATTATCAGAACGACGCCTTCCGGACTGCCCAGGAGTTGAATCTGTTTCACTTCAGCGCAGCAAAAGATCTGGCAGAAATTCAACGACTCAATGAGCTGTTCAGGCAGAGTAAAAGCTTTGGCGAGTTTTATAAACTGGCAAAAGCCGAGATGGAGGTTTTCAATAAGACCTGGCAACGGACTGAATGGGAGACGGCCTCCCTGATAGCAGCATCAACCGAGAATTACAACCGGCTATCAGGCAAGGTTAAACTATTTCCTTATTGGGAGTATAAGACGGTCGGTGATGACAAGGTGAGGCCGGAGCATCAGCTGCTGGAGGGAATCATACTTCCAGCCAACGATCCCAGGTGGAAAAAGATATGGCCACCCAACGGATGGAAGTGCCGCTGTTATATCGTTCCACGTATGGCGTCCGAGGTAAAAGGCATCGATCTGGAAGCGATGCGTGCAAGGGTTGACGCTTATTTTGAAACGCCGGAATGGTCTTCCGCACAGGCGCAGGGCTTTGGCATCAACAGGGCGATGGCGCCGGAGCTATTCAACGAAAACCAGATGTATATCCGTAAGTTTCCACAGCAGGCTAAAACGCTGCTCAAGGATGTGAATTACGAAACATATGGTCTGAAACAAATGGATGTGCTGCAAGCAGCTGCACAATTCGATCTTCCGGTTTTCCCTGGTGTCGCAGGTGATTTCGTTAAGAAGATGATCAGTGAAGATGGGAAACTATTTTTCAAGGATTATAAAGATCGGTCTGTACTATTTGAGGATACAGCTTTTCTGAATGGAAACGGGGCGAAGTATGCCGAAAGAACCGCTTTACTGAATGGTGTAGATGAAACGTTGAAGACTCCGGATGAGGTATGGATCAACAATTACACTGGTGATACATTTAATCAATATGTTTTTCTGAAGCATTACAAAGATCAGACACTGGCAGTTATTGCTGAAATCAAGGAAGGAATTGTTTATCAGATTCGAACTTGGTTTAAGATGGAGGCAAAAGTACCAAATGCAAAATACCGCAGGGGACTGCTAATTACAAAGCAAGGCAAATGACATTAGATGATCTTCAGAATTATTTAAGCACGCTGCCCGACCTGGTGATGAACGATGTTCCTGATATTGTTGCTGAAACAGCTACAGAATATTTCAAAGAGACCTTTACGGAAAAGGCGTTTGCGGCAAAGCCCTGGGCACCGCTGAAGAAACCAAAAAACAGCGGATCTCTTTTGGTCGAAAGCGGCAACCTTGTCAATAGTATCCGCCCGGCTTATGTGAGTGCAGACAAAGTAATCATCTCAGCCGGTAACGATAAAACACCGTATGCGCAGACACACAACGAAGGCTATACTGGTCCGGTTGTAATTCCTGCACATCAGCGAACATCTAAAAAAGGGAATGTGGTGAATGTTGGCGCACACACAATCAATCAAAAAATCCCGCAGCGCCAGTATATGGGCAAATCCATTGACTTAACCGCGAGAATAAAAGATCGCATTAATAACCATTTAAACAATATTTTATAAACGTTTAATCATTCGAAATATGGCAAAGATCATTAAAAAACAAGTAGAAGGGTACCCTGCTCAATATTATTTTTATTGCGAAGGTTGTGATTGTCTTCACGCTTTTGGCGAAAGTTGGACGTTTAACAATGATTACGAAAAACCAACCGTGAGTCCGTCAATTTTAGTAACAATGCCTCCATCGACAATAAGATGCCATTCATTCATAAAGGAAGGGATGATTCAATTTTTGAGTGATTGTAGTCATGAGTTGGCTGGTAAAACAGTTGAATTACCTGATAATAATTAGGTAGTTAAAATCGGTCATTCGTATTAATTAGTATAATTCGCAATATTATGGACAAACAAATTTACCTCTCCATTTCCGCACGTCTTCACTCCCTGGTACCCGACCTGAAGTGGATCGACTACGACTGGGGACAACTCAATGACGAACAACGCCCGGCTGTAGCATTTCCATGTGCGCTGATCGATATTGCCTATCCCGATTGTAAAAACTTGGCTGAAGGCGCCGGAGCGGTCGAGCAAATGGTAAACGCCGCAATTACAATCAAACTGGCATTTGAACCATTAGGCAGCAGCCAGGTTACAGCGCCCGATGATACCAGGGCAAAGGCGCTCGCACCGCTCGATACAATTGCATCGCTGCATACTGCTCTTCAGGGGTGGAACGGTGACGGAACCTTTTCCGGACTCGCACGAAGGAGAGGATCTCCTGCACCAGGGCGGAATAAACTAAAAGTGTTTAACCTCGTGTACGAAACGACATTCATCAACATACCGGATTAAAAAAAGCCCAGGACAATTGCCCTGGGCTTTCCGCATTTAAGGGGAAATTGCTCGTATCCCCTTGTATTGTGGATTTTCACTTAATGTATTTGGATAGATCAGTTTTTATTGAATCGTATTTTACTTTAGTAATGAGGTCAAGATCCAATTTATCTTTGGCTTTTTTAAGTTCAGACAAAGCCTCATCACTTGTCTTACCAAATGGCTTAATTTCTCCTGCACCAATGGCATTTTCAATATTAATAACAAAGTTTGAAAAACTATTATACCCTTTAGTCCTAAAATATACTGAATACCCAGTTCTTTTATTACCCGTGACATATATCTTTTTGATTTCGGTCTGATCACCACTTGAACTAACTCCTAATTGACTATCGTTTGAGGAGCCGAGAGGATTATCATCTGTTATAAACGCAAAGGTCTTATTTGAAGATGGTGTACCTATTTTCAATCTGTCGGTGATCTTATAAAGGACTCCATCTTTACTAATATAAGAGTCAAAGTAATAATTTTTATAAGCCGAAAATTTGGTAGTGGTTAAATCATCATGTTTGAATTGCTGTCCAAAAGAGATGGATGAAACGACCATTAACACCGTTGAGAATAGAATAAAAGTTATTGTTTTCATTATTAATGTAATTAAGTTTTAGATTTGAATTATTTTGTTAAAAATAGAAAATATTTATCAAAATATAAAACCTCGTTCCACCAATAGGCAGATACGAGGCTTATTTTATTGACACTATTGGTGCAGACAACATTTTTTTTGCGGTCTCTACGTCTGGCATCATATTTCTAATAATCTCAAGACAATGGAATCTGTCAAGGTGCATTTCTTCATTTTCGGACTGAAGCAGGTCTATGAGTTCGTCCTGCGTTTCCAACCAGCTTTCAACTGGGTTTGCATTTGTTTTTACTTCAACAATAAAACTTTCTGGTTTGAATGTTACTGACATTAGTTTGGCTTTTAAGAAAATATAAACACCTATGGATGTGCTTGTCACCTTATAGCCATCGCTAAGAAAGTCGTCGGGCCTTACGGATCCGACCATCCATAGGCTTTATTTTCCTCTTTTGGGGAATCAAAGCCTTTTCTTAACGATAAAAACATAGGTGACAAGCGCTACAAATGTAAATAATTTATTTACGTGATCAACGTATGAGTAAAAAAACTGCAATAAAAATGCCCCGCACAATTTCTTGCCGAGGCTTCTTTATCAATCAGTCACATTCTTAAAAATGGACTTAAAATAGTGTTAACTGCTTGCTCTGCTTTTCGGATTCGTTGAGTATCCTTTTTGCATTGATATTTAGATAATTGTAATATGTCCGATTACTGATTACAAACCGAGGTTGAATAACGTGTTCGTAAACCCATACCTGGGTTACTCCGCGCGAAGTATGCTCCAGTGTCAGGTTCTGGATCTCAACAATTCTTTTCAATATGTTCCGTCGGTTATAGGCCATATGCAAACTTTAATTATCTTTGAAGTGCTAAGTCCAAAGGGGTATCTGTTTACACGGAGCCTCTTTTTTCGTTTCTATGCCTTGAAGATTACGTTATCCTCATTATCCGGATAGAGGCTATCAGTGGACTCCCAATCGTAAGGCTTAAGCTCACTGGAGTGATGTTCAAATAAGGCCATCCCAACAAATATTACAGTGAACAAACAGAGGAGAAGAAAAAAGAAAAGGAAAATTAAGAGATTGGTCATGATATTTTAGATTTTAGAGAACATTAGTTTTGGAAGCAGTACCCAATTGGCAATCGTATCTTCGACAAGACCGCCGGCAGTTGTCCAGGGCTCATCAATGAGCGTGTAAGCATCACAGGCGAGCATGATTGGAATAAGTTGTCGCATGGCATAATGCCAGTTGGTAGTTGCGGCGATACATTCGGTTGGAACTACGGCTTCGTAGCCATATGCTTCTACGGTCAATCGCGCCTTCTCGTATTTGGCTTTAACCTCGGCCTCGGGTAATCCCGAAACTTTTGCAACCAGGTAAACGCGTTTCTTACAGGTAGATTTGCAGGGGACGGCCATTTCTACGTTAGACGTACCATTGTTGCGGCGAAATTGTTCGTCCAAAAGTTCATACATGACATCCTGTTTTTTTTTGTTTACCGTATCTACACCAAACCATAAAGCCAGGTTATTAAGCACTGATGGTTCCAACTTTCCAAGCTCAAGAATATCGAATTGTTTTTTTAGAATTGCCATTTTAGAATAGTGATTTTTGTGCGTTCTTTTCCTGCTCTCCCTCCTTCAGGTGTTGATCAATCAGTTTCTCAACCGATTTGCACCGCTGTAGCACAAGGCCGTCACGGTTTTTGAAGTACTCCTTTTGAAGGCTGCGCATGGTCTGCACAGCCTCCCGGAATTGTTTAGCATCCATTATTTGAAGACAGCAAAGTTCGGTTCGTATCCCTGGGGAAATGCTGCGGAGGTGATCGACAGCGCTACCGATTGTTTGGCACCCTGCTGTGTTTTGGTATCAGCCTCCACGAAAATAACTGAGCGGGATGGCTTGTAGGCTGCAAGAACGATCTCAACACCTTTGGATAATTGTTCGTTGCCAATCTTCTCTGCCAGGTTACGAAGATCGAGGATCCTGTTTGGTTTCAGATTTCCCTTTGCATCCTTCTTTAGCAGCTTATTGATCATCTCAACGAGGTTGGCGCTATTATCATCAACGGCCAGTGTGGAGATGTAGTCGCTGATCAGCGCGATGCCCATGTCCAACGTATCATCAAACTCATCTACCTGACGCCACCCGATCGTGATAGACCTACCCTGATCATCGGTAAAAGTATGGCTCATCTGTCCGGATTTCGCACCAAATAACTCCTGCTTAAGCTCAATTACTGCGGCAAACTGCCTGTATACATCTGCTTTGGCAATACTTAACATGCTGCTCAATTGCTCAAGCTTCAAAAACTGTTCACCGACAGTTGTGTTGGCGATCATCTTGTAATTCTCGCGTTCCGCTTTTTCGCGGTTCTTTATCGCGGCATTCTCTTTCTTTAACTGCTCCATCAGGTCTGCTTTTTGCGCTGCGGACAGTTGTTTTAAATCAATTGCTTTCATTTTAAAAACTGTTTAAATATTGATTAATTAATACTTTAACGCTACTATTTCGAATAAAAGCCGATCAGCGCCTGCGTTCATGCTCCTTCGCCACACCTGCGCCTTATCTGCTGATTTCGTCACGTAATAGGTAATCTTAAATAACTCCCCAAAGCCTTCCGTATTTTTAACCTGTGTGTTGAATTCCGTCACAAACTGTTCGAGGGTATCACACTTTAAAGTGGTTTGAGAGACCAGGGATATCGCCTTTTTATCAAACAGGCTAAACCTTACTTCTTTTAGGATTGACTTGAGCATGACTCGTCATATGTAAATGGGAAGTCGGTAACTGAAAAGACATCGAACAATAACCTGTCTTTTTTCCCGGATACGTTCCGATGCCAGACCTGCATGTAAAATTCTTTACGCAACAGGACATAACAAAAGGCTGGAGCATAGGCTGACATTTGAGGTATTAGTTGAATTCTTTCAAAGAACTGTTGTTTGAATTCATCCAATGTATTGTGCTCTTTTATTATAGCGTCAACCATCATCCGAACCCGGAGATCATACATATTGTGGCGATCTGAACGTTTGATTGTTTTTAGCATTGCTTTGTTATGTGAGGTTCAACTGTAATGGTGATATCCCTGGTTACTTTTACCATGCCTGATCCGGTGCAGGTGGAGCATGTGATCATCTCGCAGACTCCGGAGGATCCGTGGCGAGCCGGTTCCAGTTCTGACCATCGCTGGCCATCCCCTTTGCAGTCGCCACAGATTTGAGTTTCACTCTTATTGTATTTCTTAATCGACATCTTCCTCAGAATTTCCGGCTGCCAAAAATGCCTCTATTGGTTTCAGGTGTGGAGCCCATGCTTGTTTTTCGTCTGCTGAGTAGGGGAAAACATCCAAAATGTTACTTTCAGAAATTGAAGATATCTCAAAGTCTGCCATCATGCCCTGCATGGCTTCGGTAATCTGATCTGATGCCTCTTTGGGGCTATTGGAAAACACCAGGACAAACTGTGCAACTCTTTTTTCTTTACCTAATTCCTCGTCGATTGTGATGAAGGAAACTTTTGCTTTATACCAACGGTCGCCATCATCTGAAGGGATGATTTCACAAATATTTGTTTTGGCAATTTTCGTCACGATAAATTCACCGCTCACCATTGTTTGGAGCTCTTTGAAAATGCGGTTTTCTGCCTCGCTGAAGCTGATCGCATCAAGCAAATAGGTTTCGCTCGCCTTACGCTCTCTGCCATTCTCATCCATTTTGATGTACTTTGCTGTTGTTTCGAACCAAGTATTCATTTTAATTTTAAGTTTTAATGTTCTACCGAATATTCGGTATTGTACCGGATGGGGGAGTCGAACCCCCAGGACCGCCTCCGGTTACTTCTTTGCTGTTACAGCTTCGGCTTCTATAGTTCCGGTCGGTATGACCATTACTGTTTTAGCGGCAGCTTCGAACACATCAAATTGAGCCTGCAAATCGTTTACGAGTTTTAGTTTCACTGAGGGGATAGCGTCCAATATGGATTCAAGATCCTTTTTCACTGCAAGCATGTCCGATAACGTATTTTTAGACGCTTCCAAATCTTGTTGTATACTGATTGATACTTGCTCTAACTCGTGTTTTTCACCTGCAAGTTTGATAATCAATCCTTCTATTTCAGAAATAAACTCTTTCTCTTCGCTTGGATACAAGCTATATTGTCCAACCTCTTCACCTTGGATAACTGATGTTTGCCAAATTTCGCCCTGGCCATCAAGCAATACTTTTAGGTTTACTACATCGTTCGGCCAAACTGCAACAATCACTGCCGGAAGTTCCTCTTTTACATTACAAACCGATCGGTGTTCAGCCATTTTTGATTGATCAGCTTCCGTCGTTTTGTATTTCACGATCATTCCAACTACTAAAACTTTTTTCATTTTCGTTTTTTTAATATCTGACATTGTTGTCATTGAACCGGATGGGGAGTCGAACCCCGGAGCCGCTTCCGGGTGACTGTTACCAGCCAATTTGTTTTGAAATCTCCGGTGTAAATCCTCCGAAGTGTCCAAATAATCGATCACTGAAATACTTTGCTATCGGATTAGTACTGTCAAAATAGGCTGGATTTGCATTGCCAGACCGCCACATTTTACACATTTGAAAGTGAGTTAATTCGTCAATTTCTGCCTTTAACTCTTCTAATGTTTTTACTGTTGATTCCATTAGTTCAAATAAGTTAATGTTTCAAGTTCCTCTTTTGCAATCCCGTCAACTGCTTTAAAGTCTTTTTGCTTTTGAAGAAATAGGTAATAGACGTTAACAAGGCGTTCTTTGGGGATATCATTAAAATCCTCGTGCTTCGTTACCCTGCATGCAATTGCTTTAATAATTGGCGCGCTCTGTGGCTGTGCAATCAAACGAAGCCAGGCACCGACTGAAGCCATCACGCGTTTGCGCCAAACATCAAGATCCGATGTTTCGGTTTTAACGATATTGCCCAGGGTATCGCATGCGCGTTGTAATTGCATCACATTCAAATCGCGACTGCTTTCAACTCCAAAGGATGATACTATTGCAGTCTTCTGATCCTGGCTTAATCCGTTTTTTGAACACAGGGTGTGAAACTTCTTTAATAACCCCGATTGTTTACTGTCACATGTTGCTTTCATAATTCTTTATTTTTTAAGTTTAAAATCCCGATTAAAACTTTTCTCCCCAGTACTCCATTGCACCCTTTTCCCAAATATCGAATGGCTTAGTGGTTCCTAACCTTGTATCTGCTATCCTTGAGGCCGATAAAGCCCTGAAACCTTCAATCCTTATTTTTACATCGACATCGTAGCGGACAAATTGTGCTGTGCGTCCCAGTGGGTTCTTTCCTTCAGCGTGCGATACGAATATGAAAAGCTTGCTGGGGAAGTCTTCTTTGAGCCTGATATATGCGAGACGGCTCAGCCCCGTATATTGAAATGAATCGATAAAGATGATATCAGGGCTTTTTCGTTTGGTGAGCCTTATTCTTAGCTCCTCGATTGGTTCACGGTTGAGGAAGATGGGACACCTTAACTTTGGAAGATCACTCATGCCAACTTCTGTCACCGCCTTTTGCATACTGCGGCGGGCCCCCTCTTCCAGTGTGTTGTAGGCGACACGACCAAAGCGTGTGAGGTACTTGGCAAGCATCAAACAAAAACGTGTTTTCCCGTTTCCTGAGTTTCCCCAAATGAGCCATACACCATTCCTTTCCGGTTCGCCTATCAGATCTTTCCATTCGCCCTCAAGCTCCATCAGCTTAAAATGGCGGGATAGCAGATCCTCTGTTGAAACTGCCCGGTTCATTTTTTTTACAGCCATTTAAAGAACGTTTAACTGCTGATTAAACAGCCGCTTGTTTGTCGATTTGCTTTTGAGCGTGAATGAGTCTTTTTACCCTGCGAAGGTCAAACTCACTCTTCTCGATGATGTCTTTGATTTTTGATTTTTCGGTAATCCCGTTTGCAAGGCAGATCGATGCAATGTCTGAGGATCCCGGACCGCTGAGCTCAATAAACTTCCGTCCAATCCTGCTGTAGATTTCCTTGTACCCTTTTTTGTTGAGTTTCAAACCGCGTCTGATCCGTTTGGCGAGGTGATCAGTTGCACACAGAACGATGCCGGCACGATCTTCCAATTGGTTGTAGAGCGTGATGAAAAAGTAAAGTACCTGGTCACTTAGCTTGTCTGCCTCATCCATGATAATGAGTGGACAATGCTGAGTCTTCAACACGCGAACCGCTTCTGTCATCATCTCACCAACCGTGTAACCCGAGTAGTCGCGTCCAAGCGAGCTGAGCAACTCCTGAAGGAACATTTTGCGGTTCCAGTACTCGTAACACTGGAGTAAGTAAACGCGCTTGTTATCGTTTGCAAACTGGCGAAGTGCAAAGCTTTTCCCGCTTCCGGCTTCACCTGTAACAGCAAACACATTCCCAAAATTCTGCGAGTCTGCCAAAAGCCCATTAAGGCGTTTAAAATCGCGGATCTCTACAGCCACCCACTCATTCTCGCTGTATCCGATTTGGGATCCAATGTTGCGCCACATTTCGTCGGAGATTAACTCCCAGTTGTTATTGAGCGCCTGGCTGATTGTTGCGGAGCTAACACCGTTAAGGCTTTTCGCTGCTTTGTTTTGAGACTCGTAGCGATCGCAATACTCCTTTAATTTTTCTGTTACTTGCTGTTTGTTTAATTCTGTGATCATCGTTTTAGTTTTACCGTTATTACATGTTCTTATAAAGTTCTGTCTTCGAATAGTCCTCTTCGTTCTCTGCGTAGCTGACCGCTTTTTGATATTTGCCAATTTCGCCGGCCTTCGCTCTTGTTTTCTTCTCAATACCCTTGATGGTTGGACTAAATAGTCCGTTTTGCTCAGGAAGTAAACCATGCTCTTCAAGAATAGCGTCCATTTTATCCCTGGTTGCGACACGTGCCGTTTTATTGGCGATCTCAAGGTTCTTGATGTATTCAGCCTCCCAATCTTCCTGCTCCTGAATATTTCTGAATGTTCCGATTTTAGTTTCGGCAGCCGTCACAAACCGCAATCCGGAAGCTGTGTTTTCATACAGGTAGATCATGCTCATGTCGTCCGGATCAAACCGGATCGTGAATTTCTTGTCAATGCTTTTGCGCATGAATTCAACATCAACTCGTCCTGCCTCTTTGTATACCAGGTAATCGTATTTGATATTCTTTTCCCTGAAGGAGATACCGTAGGCGTTGCAGGTAATCGGCTCTTTACGCTCAATCCAGAAGAGTTCAACCATATCCATCATGTCAATCTTCGTAGCACGTGGATTGACGCTTGTGCGGTACATTTCAAGTTTGGAAATACCTGTTTTGTGGTGTTTTGCTGTATTCCATTCGTTACGACGCATTTTATAGCGTTCCTTCACTTCCTGAAGGCTTGGAAGATTGGCTTTATTCGCCAGGATAAATTCAAGGTTTGCTTTGCTTTCTTCTTTTTTAGCGGTGATGTTCTGACCTGTAAAAAACCAGTCACGTTTAAGGTATTCAGCCTGGAAACGTCCGAAGGCGCTTTCAATGGTTTTACTCTTTCCATTATAGGGCATCGTAGGGATCGAAAGATGTGCGACCGAACCGAGGAAGTTGCCGTTTTGAAGTTTCTTATGCCCTCCCTGGTTGTCGTAGCGGATCTCGTAAGGTTTTTGTCCGCTTGTCTGGAGTGCCATTTTATACGAAAAAAACTGAGCCTCGTAATCTTCGGTTTTACTGATGTGGTAACCGATCATTACCTCCGAGTAGCAATCCATTACTTCATAAACTGTACAGGTTTCCATCTTGCCATCTTCGGTCAAATAGTAGTAGTTCAGTTTTGTACCATCCGAATACCAAAGCGAGTCGCGCATTGTAGGCATAAAGGTTTTATTCTGAACCGAATATTTCTCTTTTGCTTTTAGTTCACCGTAGCGGTGTCCCCACCAAAGCTCCTGAATGTCTTCTCTGTAAATGAAGTTGTGAATAGTTTGTTCTGATTTCACTTTGAGCCATCCCTTAGCATCAGCCTCGAGGTTATATTTTGCGGTCAGTTGTTTGATCGATGGAGTGACTTCTACTTTCGTTGCCCAGTTGGCCAGTAACCATAGTTTTGCATTGTCCGAGACCTTCTCAGTATTCTTATTGCAAAAATTGGGGTGGATCAGGCTTTGATATCCTTCTTTATTATACCGGTCTAACCTGTCGCGCAGGCGGCGCATATTGGAAGGAAGGGTATGCGGCCATTTGTCTTTATCGATATGGTTAATAACCTCTGAAAGTTTTTCCCAAATGCCGTTTTTGTTTCCTCCGAGCACGCGGTGTTTAGCGATCCGGTTTGTTGATACCAGTTTAAGCGTGTTTAGTATTGATGCATTTGCGCAGTACTCTTCAATTGCTTCTTTCGGCAATCTTCTGTCATCATCAAGCCGGTGTGTTCTGAAAAATGCCAGGGCAACTTCATCGTTTATGATTTGACCTTCGAAGGTATCCCTGGAGGCTGAAGTTTCGACTTCTCCACATTTCTCCTTGATCAGTTTACGGAACCGTTCCGGAATGCTGTCGTAAGCAACAAGGGCAGGAGTACCCAAACAACCTCGGCGTACTACCTTGATCTTATTCCGAGAACAGAGCTGACGGTAATAATCAAAGCTAACTATCTCTGCTTGCCAGAGTTTATTTGCTTCAATGCAGAGTGTGTCGTTGTAATATTCCATTGTGATTTTCATTTTGTTCCAGGGACCACATTCGATGTGGCAGCCTCGCGCCCCCTCCCTGGATTCGGACTAACTAAAAACTAACTAACTATCAGAATATTGCTTAAATTCGCAGTGTCAAACTAAAACTTAAGCATTATGAAAAAGCGTAAAATAAAATTTAGGTTGAATGTCGTTATTGTTTATACTGAGGACATAAACCTTAATTGTTATCGGCCTCCCCTGCATGATGTATTTAAACACATTGCATGGCTTCATCAATTAGAGTACTCGATAACTGAGGACCTGAAAGTCTTTTCCTCATCCGGTTCCGACGTGCAATCTCCAGACAGCAGCATAACCGACTTGGTTTACTTTCGCTCGACCGTGAATACGCGAATAACGGCCAAAGACCTTCGGAAGATAGTTTCCGACATTTTCGGCAAATCCCTTTTATGGTCCGCTGGGGTAGATCTGTTTTGTCAGCTTCACAAATCACTTCCGGAGTTTCCTTTTCCAAAAGAGTATTACTTACCTCTGAATTATCCTTTAGTGGAAGCTCATGTTGGAGGAAAAGTGACAGACTGTATTCCTTACGACTATTTAATAGACGTTCTGTCATCTGATTCAAATCCTCAATTGAACTGATCAAGTTTTTCATGATGATTTAATTTAAAGGTTAATCTTTTCGTTTGATTCAATCTTCTTACCAGCATCAGCCAGGAGCGCAAACGCTACTACTGCGCAAATGCCCGCAATAAACCATTGATGAGTTGCACCGTATATGGCGGTACCAGCAGCAAAAACGCCAAGTGATATAAATAGGGTGGCAAAAATCCTGGAGTTTGTTCTCATCGCAGCCATTCTTTTACAAGTTGAACTGCCAGGGCGCCCATTACACCGCCAATGAATGTGAGAACAAAAAAGAAAAAAACGACGCCGGTGATTGCTGTTGTTTTTTTGAGTAAGTGACTTTTAGTTTTCATGTTATTGTTTGTTAATTGATTATTTACCGGTTTCTGCGTTCAGATTTGCGACTGTGTGCGCTGCCTCAAGAATTTTTTTCCCGATGCCTCTTTTACCCTGAATCCTTTCGCTCATGACATCATACACATATTTTCTTCCCTTTTTTAGGTCGGTATACCCAACCATACGTGCTATTTTCACATAGTCGCCGCGGTCTAACATTTTTTTTATTTTTTCGAGAACCATTTTATTGAATTATTTGTAGTACTTTAGTGATGCAAATATAAACCATTTTGATTTACTTCCAAATTAATAATAAACTTATTTGATTTATTTATGCAAAATTTTTCCGACAAACGAAATATTTGGTTTACTGGTCAAGTTAGAGCGCTTGAACAGAAGGGTATTGCGCAGTCTGAAATTGCGCAAAAACTGGAAGTAAAGCCGCAATATCTTAATGCAGTTGTGCATGGGAGGCGCAATGCATCAGAGAAATTTATAAATAAGTTCTGCCTGGTATTTGAAATAAATCAAAATGGTTTATTTCAAGAGATCCATGAAAATGATTTAGAAAAGACTATTCCGATCAAGAAAGAGGAGGTTACAATCCTAAATTCAATTCCTACAGTGGATCAGTCACAGATGATTCCTCTTGTCTCGATAGCTGCTGTGGCTGGGTTTGGTAATTCTGAATTTGCGATTCAAAAAAGCGATGTAAAAGACTACTATGTTGTTCCTAAATTCAAGGATCGCAGGATAGACTTCATGATTGAGGTTTCCGGATCTTCTATGTATCCTAAATATAATAGTGGGGACGTTGTAGCTTGCACCATTTTAAGGGAAAGTCAGTTTATACAATGGAATAAGGTTCATCTTATAGGCACACGAGAACAGGGGATCCTTATTAAAAGGATTAAAAAAGCCCAGGATGAAAAACACTTTCTATTGATAAGTGACAATAAAGACTACGATCCATTTGTTATTAGTGAAGATGAAATTACGGGTATGGCACTTGTTGTCGGTGTAATCCGCATAGAATAA